AAGCGGATCCTGATGTTTATGTGGAGGATCCATTCCCTAAAAAGATTCGTGACAAAGATACGATGCAGAAATACTTAGATGCTGATGAAAGATTGTCAACAATCTGCTTAAAGATTGACTACTATGACACGATGCTTGTTTATATTGAAAGCATCTTAAAAATGATACAGAATAGAACCTATCAAATTAAAAATGCTATTGAGTTCATGAGATTCAACTCTGGACTAGGGTAAATAAATATTCATAGATGCATGAGACATCGTGAATACAACAGATCTTGTTATTTCTAAATCAAACGAAGTATTTTTAAAAATCAATACACAACCTCATATTGAGTATGAGCTGCGGGATCACTTTAAGTTTGAAGTCCCTGGCGCAAAGTTTATGCCTCAGTATCGTAGTAAGTATTGGAATGGAGAGATTCATCTATATGATATGAGATCTAAACAGATCTATGTTGGACTTTTAGATAAAATCGTTAACTTCTGTGAGCAATACGGATACACTTATAAGTTTGAGGATAATAAATTTTACGGACAACCTTTTGAAATCAATGAAGGGATTTCGTATGAGGGTGTGAAAGATTATATGCAGTCTATTTGCTCTCACTCACCTCGTCCATATCAAGTAGAGGGAGTATACGATGCTCTAAGACATAATCGAAAGCTATTGATAAGTCCCACTGCATCAGGCAAATCTCTGATGATTTATTCGTTAGTGAGATACTATGTTGATAAGAACGAAAAAATACTTTTAGTTGTTCCCACGACATCTTTGGTAGAGCAGATGTATAAGGACTTCCAAGATTATGGTTGGGATGCTGAGTCATATTGTCATCGTATCTACTCTGGTAAAGAAAAAACAAATGAGTTTCCAGTTACAATTACAACTTGGCAGTCAGTCTATAAACTAGAGCGTTCATTCTTTGAAGATTATGGTGTTATTATAGGTGATGAAGCACATTTATTCAAGTCTAAATCTTTGGTACAAATCATGACTAAACTACATCATGCTAAGTATCGTTTTGGATTCACTGGAACTTTAGATGGAACACAAACACATAAATGGGTACTAGAAGGATTATTTGGTCCATCTTACAAAATCACGAAGACTGATGAACTCATGAGACAAGGACATCTTTCTCAACTTGATATTCAGTGTATTGTTCTTAAACATTTACCACAGAAATTTGAAACCTACGAAGATGAAATACAATATCTAATATCACACGAACAAAGAAGTAACTTTATTAAAAATCTTTCTTTAGATCTTAAAGGAAACACTTTAGTTCTATACAGTCGTGTAGAAACTCATGGAGCAATACTCTACGAAAAGATAAATACTAATAAGCAAAGCAATCGTAAAGTATTTTTTATTCACGGTGGAGTTGATGCTGAAGAGAGAGAACTGGTAAGAGAAATAACTGAGAGGGAAAATAATGCAATTATTGTTGCCTCTTATGGAACTTTTTCTACTGGTATCAATATTAAAAATCTCCATAATGTTATCTTTGCCTCACCAAGTAAATCCAGAATCCGCAATCTTCAAAGCATTGGACGAGTTCTTAGAAAAGGAAAAAATAAAGTAAAAGCAACACTTTATGATATTGCTGATGATTGCTCAAATAAATCCAGAAGAAACTACACCCTAAATCACTTCATAGAAAGAATTAAAATCTATAATGAAGAAAATTTTAACTATGAAATAATCACTATACAACTAAAGAAAAATGGGAATTGAAGAAGACTTTTATGCAACACTTAAACTAAAAACAGGCGAAGAGATATTCGCAAAAGTAGCGGCGTCTGAGGAAGATGATAGGACAATGTTGATTGTCTCCTATCCTGTGATAGTATCTGAAGTCAAAAGTAATAAGTTTGGTATTATTGGATATAAGTTAGAGCCTTGGTTAAAAACAACGACAGAAGATATGTTTATAATTAATCTAAATGATGTTCTTACAATGTCAGAGTCATCAGATATTGAGATGATATCAATGTATCAAAACTTTATTCGTCAAACAAACAAGGAAGGAAATCATGCTAAGATTAATCGAAAGATGGGATATATTTCGAATGTTAATGATGCTAAAGATATTTTAGAGAAAATCTTTAAGAGTAGCTAATATATTTTTAACCTCCACAAAGGTTATTATATACAATTTGTTATACCTTGTCAACTATTTTTGAAAGTGTTATAATATCTACATAATAATGATAAAAACTTATGATAACTACGGCAGTCATGACCAAGAGAAAGAGGTCGGAGCATTACGTTAACAACAAAGAGTTTCTTACTGCTCTTATTAAGTATCGTGAAGATGTTGAAATAACATTTATTCAAAAGTATGGTAGAGAACCTACGAAAGATGATCGTTCTCAAAGATGGGACTCAAAACCTCCTATTCCTCGCTACATCGGAGAGTGTTTTTTGAAGATTGCAAATCATTTGTCATTTAAGCCAAACTTTGTCAACTATATGTTTAAGGAGGATATGATCTCTGATGGAATCGAAAATTGCGTTCAATATGTTCATAATTTTAATCCTGAGAAATCCCAAAATCCTTTTGCTTACTTTACGCAGATTATTCATTATGCGTTTCTCCGCAGAATTCAAAGAGAAAAACGTCAACTAGAAATCAAGAATAAAATTATTGAACGCTCTGGTTACAGCGAAGTATTTGACGATAACAATAGTATTGACGGATCGAACTATAGCGATTATAATTCTATTAAGGACAATGTTCACTCCAAACTTCGCTATTGATAAATGCTCCAAAGTGTCGTAAAATATAAATATTAATAAACACTTTGGAGCAAATGCCTAATCAATATTCAAACTCTAGAAGTAATAGATTGCAAGCAATAGAAGAAGGTAAAAAAACTTATATCGGTTCCACTGCATGTAAACACTGTGGCAGTTATGAAAAGTATGTCAGTAGTTACAATTGTGCCCCTTGTGCCATTAAAAAAGGATTAGAAAAACTTAGTAATGAAGAGTTGATGAAACCTTACCGAACAAAGGAGAAGCAAAAAAATTATAATGAGAAAAATAGAGAAAAGGTAAATGATATAAAAAGAAAATATGCTAAAAGCGAGAGAGGAAAGGCAGTAAATTCTGAAAGGCAAAGAAGAAGATATGCTAGATTAAAACAAGGTATTCCAATAGAAATTTCAGAAAAAGAACTTAGAAAAATTCAAGAAATATATCAAGAAGCACAGCACTTGACTTTTACTACAGGAATACCGTATGATGTAGACCATATCGTTCCTTTATTTGAGGGTGGAGTGCATCATCCAGAAAATCTTCAAATCATTACTCACGATGAACATCTTATGAAAACTGCACGAGAAAATAGTAGGAGACAAAAAAAGTGAAGGTCGGCATAATTTCGGACCAGCACTTCGGAGCAAGAAAGAACTCTAAACTTTTTCATGATTACTTCCTGAAGTTTTATAATGATGTATTTTTTCCTACTTTAGAAAAGGAAGGGATTACTACGATTATTGATATGGGTGATACTTTTGATAGTCGTAAAGGTATCGATTTCTCCGCTCTTTCTTGGGCTAAAAACAATTACTATGATCGTCTTCAAAGCATGGGTATTCAAGTTCATACGATTGTCGGAAATCATACTGCTTACTATAAAAATACAAACGAAGTAAATGCTGTAGATTTGTTACTTCGTGAGTATAATAATGTGACTGTCTACTCAGACCCAACAGAAGTTAAACTAGATAATCTTAATGTTCTTTTTGTTCCTTGGATTAATCAAGAGAATGAAGCAAATACTCTCAAGATGATTGAAAAAACAAAAAGTAAAGTTGTAATGGGTCATCTAGAACTTCATGGATTCAGAGTGAATAAACAAGTCATTATGGATCATGGACTAGATAGTTCTTTGTTTGATCGTTTTAAACTAGTCTTTTCGGGACATTATCACACTCGCTCTAATAACGGAACAGTATTCTATTTGGGAAATCCTTATGAGATGTTCTGGAATGATGTAAATGATACAAGGGGATTTCACATCTTTGATACGGATACTTTAGAAAAAATTTCGATTGATAATCCTTATCGTCTTTTTTACAATATCTACTATGAAGATACAAATTACCAAACCTTTGATACACGCGAGTATGAAAATAAAATTGTAAGAATTATTGTTCGGAAAAAAACAGATACTAAAAAATTTGAAAAGTTTGTTGATAAACTTTATTCTTGTGGCGTTGCCGAACTGAAAGTTGTTGAAAATTTTGCAATTCAAGAATCGGATGAGTTTGAAGCTTTTGAATCTGAAGACACCTTATCTATTCTGAATAGATATATTGAGGAGGCAGAAATTAATCTTGATAAGTCAGTTATCAATAAAATGATTCAAGAAATCTATCAGGAGGCTTGCGAACTAGTGTAAAATGTATATTCTAACGATTTATGGAAAAGAGGAGGATGGGGCATATTCGGTGCGAGATGAGGATGGCGAACAGATTCTTTATTTGTTCGAGGAGGAGGATGATGCTATTAGATATGCTATGATGTTAGAGGAAGAAGGTAGTCCAGAAATGCATGTTATTGAAATTGAGGATGACATGATGGTAAAAACCTGTGAAATCCATAATTACAAATATACAGTTATAACACCTGATGATATTGTGATTCCCCCTAATAATAGTCATGATTTTATTTAAAACTATAAAGTATAAAAACTTTTTAAGCACTGGTAATCAATTTACTGACATTGATTTTACAAAAAATAAAACCAATTTAATCATTGGTACAAATGGTGCCGGTAAAAGCACAGTTTTAGATGCTTTGTGTTTTTCTTTATATGGAAAACCATTCCGTAAGATCAATAAACCTCAACTAACAAATTCAGTAAACGAAAAAGATTGTAGAGTTGAAATTGAGTTTTCGATTGGTCCCGTCGAATGGAAAGTTGTGAGAGGGATCAAACCGGCGGTGTTTGAAATCTGGAGAAATGGTGCTGCTCTAGATCAATCCGCAGCTGCACTCGACCAACAAAAGTGGTTGGAACAAAATGTTCTGAAGATGAACTATAAATCCTTTACTCAAATTGTAATTTTAGGTAGTAGCACCTTTGTTCCTTTTATGCAACTTCCTGCTGCTCATCGTCGAGAGGTGATTGAGGACTTGCTCGACATCAAAATCTTCTCATCGATGAATACTGTAATTAAAGAAAAAATCCGCCAGTCAAAAGAGGAAATCAAAGTCTTAGAATATAAAAAAGAAACACTCCTGGATAAAGTTAAAATGCAGAAAGACTTTATTGAGGAACTTGAGAATCGTGGTAATGCCAATATTAATGCCAATAAAGATAAGATTGCCAAGTTGGATTCTGAAGTTGGTATTTACATGACTGAAAACGCTGTGCTAGAGGAGGACATTTTTAGATACACAAAAGAGCAAGAAATCGTCACCGGTGCTGCAGACAAACTTCGTAAATTGGGAAATCTTAAAGGTAAGATATCTCAGAGAGTATCTACGATTACCTCAGAGCACAAGTTCTTTACAGAGAATACGGTATGCCCCACTTGTACGCAACCGATTGAAGAGGAGTTTAGAATAAATAAAATTACAGACGCTCAAAATAAAGCAAAGGAGTTGCAATCTGGTTATCAAGAACTAGAGGAGGCAATTAAAGGGGAAGAGGAGCGAGAGCGTCAATTCACAGCACTATCTAAGGAGATTACGAAACTCACTCATGGCATTTCTCAAAACAATACTAAGATCACTGGATGTCAGAGACAAATCAGAGATCTTGAATGTGAAATTCAAACTATTACCGAGAACCTTGCAAACCGAAATTCTGAACATGAGA